GCTTTTTTCTTTAGTTTATCAAATTGATCTGTAGTAGTCTGAGCAATAGCTGCTACATTAGCCATTTGCTGTTCAAATTCTATTGCTCCACGCATAGCATCTGACAATAACCGCCATATTTCCCAGAATGCACGAAGTTGAACAAACCATCTTGCTCTTTGCTTGAACCATGCACGACTAAATAATACATCACGAGAAGCTCGTTGTTCTTCAATGTATTTTCTAGTTTGCTTGGTTAATTTCTTCAACTCAGCTCGTTGCTCTTTTGTTAACTTAAGCCCTAGTTCTTGTCTTCTTCTTAAGTTTTCCATTAGGGAAACCCTATTTCTATTTACATTCATCCCTATGGAAATCTCTGCTCTAAGTTTAGCTTCGGCTACTTTAAGTTTATTTATTTCTTTCCATTTTCTTTTAGTAGCCTCAATTACGCTTCTAGAAACTCTTAATTCTTCTCTTTCTCTTATTTTTTGTAACTCACTAGATTTTGCACTTTTGAGACTTTCTCTATAAAGTTTTGCGTATTCAGCAGCTTGTTGTTTACTTAATGAAATTCCCATTTCCTGCTGTCTTTGATAACTCTGTAATATTGTTTTTGAGTTTGCTACTACATTTATACCTCTTTCCATCTCGGCTCTGGCTTTTGCTCTAGATTCTCTTAATTTCATCCATGCCTGAGTACGTTCCCATAATATTCTTTTAGTATCAGCAGCCAGACCCATCTCAGCTAAGTGAACTCCAGAAGTCTTTGCCATTCCTAATTTGGTGACTTGAAGTTGCATTGCTCTCTGTTGTTGGTATAATTTTCTAGCTTGGGCAACTTCTTCCTTAGTTATTATAAGACCAGCTCGTTTGCGTTGTTGAATTAATGATAGCAAACCAGCTATACTCTCTTCAACTTGATACCCTTCCTTTAAATTAGTCGTATATGTAGCCTGCTGAACTGCTAATTTTTTCATTAAGTTTACACGTTCTTGGAATATTCTTTCTGGAGCTTTAGCCTGTCTTATTTTTTCAGCTTGTTGTAGTTTTTCTTGTTCTTTAAGTGCTATTCTTAATTTTTCTCCAAATGAGGCTATTTCCTTTTTACCAACAGAAGATTCAACAATCTTTTCAATAGTTTTTAGTAATCCTTCTAAATTTTCTTTTGTTATTTTAGCACCCGAACTGAATACATTTAGAAATTTTGATGTGGCTTCTCTTGCTTCTGGTACTTTCCTTCTTATTATCTCAATTGAATCTCTTAATGTGGTTGCCTGAGTAGTAGCTTCGAACCATTCACTTATTTTCTTTTTCTCTCCTGGTTTTGCTTCTACAAATTCTCTTCCCTTCATTGAAATACCTTCAAGTAATTCCCGTTTCCTAGTCTTTATATTTTTGACCATTTTGTTCCAGTCATTAACTATTGCTACGGTATTTCGTCTTGATTGGGAGGCAAACTTACTCATAGAGATATTGGTACTATTAACCAGAGATCTCCATGTATCAAAAACATCATTGAGTTTATCGCCGGTTTCTCTAAAATATTTCCATGTGGCTTTAAATGGGTTTCCTTTGACTGCTCCTTCAACACTTATTTGTGCAAGTCGCTTTGCGAATCCTTCAAGCTGTTTCTGACCTTCCTTGGTTCCAGCTTTCAGACCTGATAAATCGAAACCAATACTTACATTTAAGCCACCTATTGTAGTAGCAGGCACTATTTATCACCTTTCTCTTTTATTTTTACCCCAGAAGCTCCAAATATGTTCTTAAAGTATCCAACCGTATGCTTCTTTGGATCCATTACTCTTTCCCATGTGAGACTATTTATAAATCTCCTCCAGGCTGCCTGTTTTGAATGAGCAGCTTTTTTGTCATATGCAGGAGTAGCATAGACCATTGCATTTGCTGCAATTATGGCATTCATTTTGTTCCTATCCATGTCTTCTTTTAGTGTTTTTTCGTACAAAAGGTATACTTGTTCGATGGTATAATTCCATTTCAAATCATCAATGGAATTACCAATATTGTGGGAAAGGAGAGAATAGAATATATCTGCAAGGCTTATTCTGTCCCTCCTTCTTCTCTTTTTCCCGTTGAGAAGAGGAGGGTTAATGCGTTTTTTATTACATCTTTATTCTGATTGAAAATTGCAACTGCCAATTCTATACCCTTATCCATAGGAAGGGCTTTTATCTTCTCTTCAGACTGCTTGGTAGACATTGCTATAATCTTTAGCATCTCTGGGCCAGCAGTTGTAAATATTTTTACTATGGTAGCATATGGTATAGAATCGGTATATGAACTGAGTTCGTTTATCAAACCATTCTCGGTTGCTTTTTGTAGTACTCTCTCAAGCAGTGGAGAAATGTCAAACAACATACCAAAACTCCAGGGCTTGAGCACTATACCAGCAATTTTCATCTCAGAGAAAATCTGCAAATCCTCGTCTTTTTTCTTCCTTGTTGTCATTTTTTACTCCCTGATTGTCACACCTTTTGATTTGAAGAAGTTTAGAAAATCACCAATAGTATCCTTTCTGATTTCCATATTGGCACATCTTCCATGTTCATCAAGCTCTATTTCTTTCAGTGTACATGAGAAATCTCCATTACAAGCTGGTGAATTGAAGTCATGGAATTTACATCTCACGTTTGTGCAGGAGAATACTCTGGTATTAGTTAAGAATGCATCAAGTTTCTTCATCTTCTTTTTCCTCATTGAAGGTTGTCTCGTCTGTCAATCTTTCTATGTATGGGTTTTTTGGTTTTGGTGCTGTATATTTGTTGATTGCACTGCAAGCACTGCATTTCCATTCGAAATCACCGAGAGAAGTATCATAATCTCGATTGAGAGCACCACAAGAACTACAGGTTAGTCTCATTGTTACACCTCCTAGGATTTCAGATTAGTTATTGTGAGGTTGGCTAGTCAAGATTGGTTATATTGTTAGAACCCACTTTGAATTGCCGCAATCATAGATTCTATGGTAGCCATTATTCAACATGTTTTGATATTCTGTGAGATTGGGATCAAAATGTTCAAGTTTTTTGTTCAATTCTGATTTTCTAAAATTAAATCTATGTACTCTTTTATCTCCAACTATATACCAGTAATTTGGCTGACTATCATGTTCAAAAGTAAAACCTAGTTTTTTATAGAGATCACCATCAGACCACCTTTTATCTGCATAAGAGATGATTTCACTCGGATTATAATTATTAATGAAATATTTTAACAACTTACCTGCTGAACCTACTACATTATAATTATAGTCCGAACAAAATCTACTCAACTCATAGTAGGAATCATTATCTTTTAGATTATGCTTGGCTAAACTTCCCTTTGAAAAAGTCATTACTGAAACTAATTTATCATTATAGAACAAGCCCAGTTTGACTCTTGATGAATCCGATTCTTGTAAATGGTAAGTGTTCAGAAAGTAGTTTTTGGTTGAGTTATCTATTTCTTTTATTGTGCAATTTCTGGCATATATTTTCTCAGAATTGGAGATACCTAGTAGATGTAATAATCTATTCTTCACTATGTCTTTTTTGTGAAGCCACTCATCTTCAAATATGGTTATCAATCTATACCCTGCTTCATTGCATTTATTTAGTTTATTGAGATGGTAATTTTTATCTTTGCCTGCCGATTCTGAGTGCCAGTATAGGCCACAAAATTCAATAGCTGTCTTTTTGCTTGGGATTACTATATCTAGTTCAAGTGGTTTAATTAGAGACCTGTCATTGTTTACTATGTCTGAAAAATAAGGTTTTAGGAAAGAGAATACTTCTTTCTCAGCTTTAGATATATGATGAAAACATACAGGGCAACGATGACCTTGCTGGAAGTCATTCCACTTAGTCCTGAATTCATGTCCTAACGGACACACTACCTTAAGGTAACTTTTATTGTCTTTATATTCTTTGCTGATAATTTTATATCCTTCATTTTCAAAACTCTGTTTTATATCACTTATTGATTTTTTACGTCTATTACTACAGATGGAGCATCTTCTACCTGAATACCATGACGCCCAAGTAGTTGTGTTTTCATGGTGATTAGGACAGAGAAATCTCAATTTAGAAGTAGCGTTCTTATATTCGTCTTCTCTCGTTAGGAGTGTATATCCTTCTTTTTCAAATGATTCTTTTATGGTATTGAAGTCTAATTTTAACTTATTCTTTCTATTCTCATTTGCACATATTCTACATCTTTTACCTTGAGACCAACTAGCTATAGTAGTAACACATCTATGTCCTTTAGGACAAATATATTCTAGTTTTTGTTTATTATTCTTATACTTTTTAGTAAGAAGTGTATAGCCTTCAGCTTCAAAATTGGCTCTTATTTCTTCTATTGTTTTCTTAGCATTTCTTGAGCAATGTGGACATCTAATACCCTTTTTGAAATCATTCCATCTTATACTATGTCTATGATGATTTTTACAGATATAATCTAATTTTTGTTGACTATTCTTGTATTCTTCAGTTAATAGAGTATAACCTTCTTTTTCAAATTCTTTTCTTATGAAATCAATTGTTAATTTTTTCATATCATTTAAATTGCTAGGTGATAGAGAAGCATTTTTGATATATAAGATTTTCCATTTTTATTTAGGTTCTCTTTTGCAGGAACCATCCTTAAATTATGTGGATTTGAAGTTATGTCTACTGGAACATTATTCTCAAATCCGTCAACTATTGAATAGATATGGTCTAGATGGTAATTTTTACCTCTTCTATATTTATTTGGGTTAATATAATTTCTATACTTTTTATATATTCTATTGGTCAAACTGCGAACTGATTTTTTATAACCAAAATACTTTTCTAAATCTTCTTTTGAATAATATTTTGTCTTACATTGTTTGCATCTATAGCCACGTTGAAAATTATCCCATCTTACTCTATACTCATGCCCCTTTGGGCATCTTACATCAAGTAAGTCTTTATTGCTTTTATATTCTGTTGAAAGTAAAGTATATCCTTCTTTTTCAAATGCTTCTCTTACTTCTTCAATTGTTTTCTTAATATTTCCTGAACAGTAAGGACATCTACATCCTGATTTGAAATAATTATATTTTGTATAATATTCATGTCCTTGTGGGCATCTTACTTTAAGCAAGTTTTTATTGTTCTTATATTCTTTACTTAAAAGTATATATCCTTCCTTCTTAAATTCTATCTTTATTTCTTCAATTGTCTTTTTAATATTGTTATTTATACAATAAACACATCGTTGCCCTGAATGCCAGTTATCCCAAGTTGACAAATATATTCTAGTTTTTGTTTACTATTTTTATACTCTTTAGTTAGAAGTTTATAACCTTCAGATTCAAAACTTTTCCTTATTTCCTCAATTGTCTTTCTAGCTAAACCTGCACAATAAGGACACCTATGTCCAGACTCAAAACTATGAATGGACATTGAACTTCTGTGTCCTTTGTTACAAATATATTCTAGTTTTTGTCTATTATTCTTATATTCCCTAGTTAGTAGAGTATAGCCCTCAGCCTCAAATGCCTCTCTTATTTCTTCAATTGTTTTCTTCCTATTTTTTGCACAATAAAGACATCGTTTACCCTGTCGCCAAGCATTCCAAGTTATTGAATGTTTATGTCCATTTGAGCAAATGTACTCTAATTTTTGTCTACTATTTTTATACTCTTTAGTTAAGAGAGTATATCCCTCTTTTTCAAATTGAGATTTTACATAGTCATAAGTAAGTCTTTTCATATAAACATCCTTCCTGTCTAGGATTGCAGGCTGGGGAGTGGACAGGCACTCCCCACTTACGCTCGTCAGACCTGCATTTATAAGTTAATCATTAAATCCTATTTGTCAAGTACTAAGGATTCATATCCAATACGCCGTAAGGTTTGGAAGCCCACTGTCCAGTGTCATAATAGAGAACTTCAATGACCATAGGAGCAGTCGTCCAATCACTACCATCTCCGAATGTCAGATTGCCATCAGGACGGATTATTGCCTTCGGAATACTATATACCATATCATTGCCAACATCAGTTGTAACCTTCAGTGAGACAGAACCTTCCAGTAATGCTTTCTGCATTGGAGCCAATTTATTATCACCAAGTGAAGAGGCTAGTAAGAATCTCTGCATGTTGTTTTCATTAATTTCATCGAACGTGAAAGGTATTGTAATAGATTCTTGATTAGCCACAGTTTTATCTTTTCTCCTTGCTCCTTGCACTGCAATAAAATGTTCTACATATGTGACCTCGGGTGAGATGTCAGCAGTAGTAATATTCCCAAGGTTCCGACTTGAGGTTCGGAAACTGGAACCTACCATTGTCGTACCACTTGTATCCAACAGACTGGCATGTGCAATTGAAGCTTCAAAATACAGGTCAACGCCGGTTATCAGATAATTGTCCGTATTCACAGTTGCCATTTATAATTCACCTTCCTTTATGCTAACTTTATATGCTTAACTCTAAAGTTTGCAATCGTTATTATTCTCTCTCCACCTTCTTGAATTTCAAAGATTATTGGAGAGCTTTGGTTCGCCATTACTTTACCATTGGTAGATGCACATACAGATCCATTTCCATGCAAATCGTGTATGATGGCTTGCATCGTTTCTATTGCTCTTTTTCGTGAGTTAGCTTTTAGTCTAACTTGAACTCCAGTTTCATATTTATAATTATCCGGTTCGGGAGGAGCACCCCCATACGGAATTATAGTAACACACATAGTAGCTTCTACGGGTTCAGTGTATATAAACAAATTACTTCCTTCATTGAGAGTTGTGCCAAGTGCATCACAAATTGGATGTGTAGCAGTTAAGTTGTTAAAATATTTAGAAAATTCATTAGGAATTGTAGACATCTGCATCACCTGTAACGACTCTCGAAATAGCCTAACCTGACTATTGCTCCAGTAATGGCTTCTACTTCACCAACAGTAAAAGCATCTCTTTTTCTCTTGGTTACTCTCATTATTTTCTTAACATCCAAATGAATATTGTGAACTGCCTTTTTTATCCATGATTCATAGACTCTCTTCCTTTGCAACCAGGGCAATTCAAGATATTTAGGACCAGTATTAGCTCCACGTGCAAAATAAAGATTTCTATATTTTGCTTCTTTCTTAAGTGGTCTTTCTTCAAATGGTAGAAGCTGCTCGTGAGTCCACAAAGCTATATCTTTGCCATCCTTACTTATCCTACTATATGATACATTACCTTGAAAAAATCTAGCTAGGCTTCTGCCTCTACCTACCCATGCTGCAGTTATCCTACTTACATCAGCTTGGACTGTACCGTCAACCTGACCTCTGGCTATCACCATTGAACGTCTATCAGAGCGTCTTATCCAAGCTCTTCCACTTTTCCTCAATTTGCCGGTTGATGCTTTCCCATATTTCCCACCAGGATAATAGGGAACTCTGGGCTGAGCATGAGCAAGCAAGTCTATCATCATATATCCAATTGAACGTGCTACTTTATAAGATACTATGCCACCAATTGTTTGCCAATTCTGGAGCACCTTATCAAGCTGAATCCTTGGCATTTTTACATTGACACTGTTCTTAGTTTTGCCTTTGAATGCAGAAGGTCCTCTTCCGGCATTCCTAAGATACACTTTAACTCTTCTGTGTGGATTTGGTCCAAACTTTAATACTCCCATTATGCCAGTGCCACCTTCGTGTGATCGTGATTACCACCCAAGCCATATCTCTTCTCAACTGATACTACTGTATAGGTCTCACTATCCTTTACAATCTCATAGTTTTCAGTTACGGAATAGTCTGGGAGAAGCCAAGCTAGTGCTTTTGTGGTTTTTTCTTCATTGTTTGGAAGTTTAACTATTGTGGTTCTCTCTTCCCACCTACATGGCACATTGGAGTATAGCAATGTCCTACTCTTATCTCCAGTTTTAGTTCTGGAAATGGAGTATATGTAGTCTATAGTTTGATTGGTTGCTCCACTGATTAGCGACATATTATCTCCTTCTAGACTTTCTAGGTTTTCTTCTTTTTGATAGAACAGCTCTTCTCTTTATACGTTTGAGGAGAGTTGCTGCTACACAACATCTTCGTGTAGCCACTATCTACGTTTCCTTCTACCTATGCCTTTTTTGAAACGTTCTGCTAGGATTGCCATTCCACGTACTGATCTACTCTTAGATTTCTTACCTTTTCGGACGCAGGCCATTGTGGGTCCAGAGAACCCTTGTCTTTTACACCACCTAGTAAAGCGTTTTCTCTTAAGTCCCAATGACTGAATCCATTTCTTTTTCGTTTTTCTCTTACGTGCCATTCATAAGTCATCTCCTTGTTTTAATTTAATGAGCAAAATTCCAAACAACAGTTCCACCTGCTATGATACAGGCTATGTCTAGAATAGTAGACCGTTGTTCTGGAAACTTGTCTGCCAAAATATAGATTATACTACCAGATAGGAACTTTATTGCTATCATACTTTCAGAATTTCTGAATAGTGGATTTAGCTCATTACCTTCCTTAATAATTTTATGTGACTGGATTGTATCAGTTATTGTGAGTCCAGTGTATGTTAAATATTTAGCCTTATCCCTAGTGTTCCACCCGTTAAAACTGCATCCTGTGATTAGTATCAACAGGATTGTGATAATTAGTTTTTTTATCACTCTTCATCATTCTTTTCTTCTTTTTGCGTTTGCGTCTCTTAGATTTCCACTTTTTCAATTCTTTTTTATTTGGTTTTGTATTTCCTGTTTTCCTGTATACTCCCCAATGAAGATTGGAAGTTTTTCTGGTTATCACTTCTCCACTTGTGAGATTTAACTTTTAATAATCGAACTTTTCTCCATCCATGACGGTTAGTTTTTATTTCAACAAATATTTTCCTTCTTTTCTTAAAAGCCATACATTACCTTTTTCTTCTTCTTTTAGTAGGTTTACGTTTCTTGGATACAACTCTCCTTTTCTTTTTCCTCCGCTTCTTTTTTCTCAAATAATCATAGTAGTCTGGGTGGTGTCCGTATTCCCGAACCCATTTTCTATAGATTTCTGGAAAATTTATCTGTAAATAATATTCTTGAGCTGCTGACTTAAATGGAATTTTAATCACCTCTCCAAGATTCGTATCTTCTATATAATTCTTCAATACTCATCCATGAAGTAGAACTCTTTTTTATATTATCACTGTACCATAAAACTTGAAGATTAATTGGACTAGAAATTATTTCTGGAGATACTTTATTAATAAACCCTTCATATACAGAATAGATGTGGTCAATATTATATTTGTTTTTTCCTAGTGGCAGTTTGGATGGATTTATATAATTAATATATTTTTTTATATTTTGTTTAGTTAATTGAAGTACACGTGCTCTATACAATTTGAATTGTTTAAAACTATCTTTGGGATATGATTTCCAAAATTTACTGTTCTCTCCAGATAGATCTTCAATCCAGCATTCTTTACACTTATATTTACTCCTATACCACGAATCTAATCTTTGTGTAACTTCATGACCTCTATTACAAATGAAGGTTATTATTTTATGACTATATTTATCAATCTCTATTGATTTTAGAAAATAATTGTATTTTTGCAATTCCTTTGAGATTAGCTCCTTAGAATATCTCTCTTTTTCTTTACCTTCTGTGCATCCAACTTCTCTAGAAGCAATCCCAAATTTCCTTAACCAATACCTAATACATGATCTATGACAACCAACAAAATCTGCTATTTGCCTAGTAGACTTCTTATTAATATGATATTCCCTGAATAACCAGTTTGAATCTTTTACAAATTTATCTACCATAACATTAGTAATTTTGGGTTTGGTTCTGCCAGTCTTATGGCGATATTCAATTGCAGATTTCTTTTCACAATCTTTACACCAAGATCTTAATATATCCTTATTATATGATCTATGATAAAACTCACTTGTATCTTTTAAAAGACCACATTTAGGACATCTCTTTTTTGACACCTTAAATATCCTCTTTTTCTACCCTTATTTCCAATTCTGTTATATCCCTGACATTCAGTATTTCATTATCAATCTTCATCATCTGAATTTTCTCTATGGGCCTTTCATCAGATATTTTTCGCCCGTAGACTGTAATCCACAAATTTTCTTCTGCATCCACAATTAATCCTGCTGATTTTTGTTTCATTATTTGGTCTCCAATAATTTATCTGTTTCTTCTTTACCATACTCAAGATAACTTAGTTGCTTAATTTTATCAGGAACAGCTTTACCTTCAACTCCTAAGAGTTTGGCATAGAGATTTTCGAGACGCCAGATGAAATTCTCCATTACAAGTTCTTCTCTCTTCTTTTTGATATTCTGCATCTTCTCAAGATACATCTCATTAGTTATCTGTGATAGATCTCCAATCTCCTCAATGTGTTTAAATGTAAATCCAATTCCATGTTTGGTTATCCACTTTTCCGATTCTGGACACCAACATGCAATACTTGGTAATCCAGCCTGGAGGTATTCTTGAGCCTTGTTAGTCAGCGTTAGATTTACCTGTTCTTTTTTACCATCCTCATTATTGAATATCAAAATCCCGTATTTGAATTTGGTCAGTCCCTTCATCATCTCGTCATAGGGAGTTGGAGGATACAATCTAGCTCCCGTTCCCTGATGGCTGTCATACGCGCTGAGGTTGCCACAAAAAACATGAACTTCATTGCCCATCTCAACTAGTCTTTTTATTATACCATAAAGATTCCTGTATGAGAATTGCTCGTTTAAGTAACGATCTTGAGGAGGGTTGGCTCCCCCTTCATAGACTAAACTACGTCTCTCATTGATTTTTGATTCATCATATTCTACAATTCCCTTATTACAATAACTATATAATACTATATTGGGTTTAGTTATATTGTGGAGTTCATTTATTCTTTTTTGAATTGGGTTACTTACAAAAACCAAACCGTCTGCTGCCTGTAGCATTTCCAGTTCCTCAATAGGTGAGAATTCTTTTCTAATAGTCTCAAGATCATGACAATCTACTACTAGTGGAATATCTTCTCTACCCATATCTCGTAATACTTCCTTTATCCATTTTGCTGGGAAGTGAGGCTCATTATCCCATACAAAAATGGAAGCTCCACAATTTACTAACGCTCGAATACTCTCTTTAAATTGTCTTTCATTCTTCCAAGTCATGTAAATATCATAATGCTCTGTGCCATAGGCCATCATATTACCCATTCCAAATGTTGTATAGCCTAACTGTCTGAAACTATTAGTTTTTTTTATGCAACGTATGCAATGATGCGCCCCTATTTCAGCCAACTTCAATGGTTTCCCATTTTTATCTAGAATTGGTTTATCAAAATCTCTCATAAATCCTCCGATCGTTTTTTATCTTATTATTGGTTTTAAATTGCTAGGTGATAGAGAAGCATCCTAGAGATGTAAGAATTTCCATTCTTACTAAGATTTTCTTTTGAAGGAATTATTCTTAAATTATTTGGGTTTGAAATTATATCTATTGAAATATTATTCTCGAATCCATCTATCACTGAATAGATATGATCTAGATGGTGACACTTTCCTCTTTTTAGATTCTTTGGATTAATATATGATTTATATTTTTTATAGTTCCTATTAGTAAGATTATCAATAGCTACTCTATAAGTGTTGTATTTTTCTAAATCTTCCTGAGAATAGTATTTAGTTCTATTTACAAGATAGCAGTCTAAACATCTCTGTCCCTGTTGAAAATTGTTCCATTTGATTGAACCTCTATGACCTTGAGGACAAATATATTCTAACTTTTGCTTACTATTCTTATATTCTCTACTTAAAAGAGTGTAACCTTCTTTTTCAAATTCAATTTTTATCTCGTTTATACTTTTCCTAATTCCATACATACAATATGAACATCTGTGACCCTGTTGCCAATCATTCCATCTTATTGAATGCTGATGTCCATTTGGACAAATAAAGTGAAGTTTTTGATATTGATTTTTATATCTCTTAGTTAACAGAATATATCCTTCTTTTTCAAACTCTTTTCTTATTTTTCTTATTGTCTTCTTAATATTATTTGAGCAATATGAACATCTATGACCTTGTTGCCAATTAATCCAAGAGATTGAATGTTTATGTCCTTTTGGACAAATATATTCTAATTTTTGTTTATTGTTTTTGTATTCTTCAGTTAGTAGAGTATAACCTTCAGATTCAAAACTTTTCCTTATTTCTTCAATTGTTTTTCTGACCAATCCTGAACAGTAAGGACATCTGTTATTCTGTTGCCAATTAAACCAAGTTGTTGAATGATGATGTCCATTGGAGCAAATATATTCTAACTTTTGCTTACTATTCTTATATTCTCTACTTAAAAGAGTGTAACCTTCTTTTTCAAATTGAGATTTTATATATCCTAAAGTTAACTTTCTCATACCTATAGTATAATCATTATTTTTAATTTGTCAAGTTTTATCTTAAGCTCGTAAAACTACCCTTCTTCTAGTCATCCACCTTCCCAACATCTTCTTAGCTTTTGGAGAAAACGGGTATTTGGTTAAACTTCCCATCTGCTTAAAAGTTACTCTCACATCACCAATAGAATATTGCTGCACACCCAAAGTTTTATAACCCATCAGATTGTCTATTCCCTTGTTCTTCAGTATGAAAAGTGCTTGTTCACACTGTGCGTCACGAATCAATCTGTCTACGGGAGCAAAAACTATGAATTCAGTATTAGGAGTTGGAGTAGCTGAGAACTCATCAGTTGTTATTGATCCAGTCACAGAATCGGATGCACGAATTATCTGAATATCATTTAGTGGTGTTCCGCTGGTTATATGAACTGTACCAAATTTCCAATAATTGTCTGGATATACACCATAGGTATCTGATTTCAAAGAGGAATGTCTAAACGAGTTTTTGGTTATTGGGGTTGCACAATTTCCAGTAACCACTTCATGGGAATCTCGTGGAAATGCTAATCCCTGAGAATCATAATAAACATCATCAATATAGTTAAATTCCATATCTCTAGCAGCCTGTATTAGAACAGCTTCTTTTGATGCAGTGGTATTTATATTATCCCACTCTGTGGTATCCTGCATATTGGCAAAATATTCATCCGCCATTGTAGCATTCACATACGAATTTTGATTTGGGTCTCCCAATTTCCAGTTTAAACTCACTTAAACTCACCTCAAGTATTCATCATTTTCTTTATAAATATTTGAATCCAAATTGACATTCAACTTTCTCCACCACCATTCATTCTTTTTGTACCAGTCAATCGTCATTTGGATTCCTTCTTTAAACCTGACAGTTAAGTAATCTCCAATTTCATTTTTCAATTTATTGCTATTTATTGCGTATCTCTTATCATTCCCTGGTCTATTTGGAACTATCTGTATGAAATTGCTATAATCAGAACCATATCCAAATGAGTCAATTATCTGTTTTATAACCATCAGGTTGTTTATTCTTTCCCTGCTTCCTATGTTGTATATTTCTCCAACATTACCTTTCAACATGATATTGTAAATTGCTCTACAACAATCTTCAACGTAAATCCACTCTCTGATTTCCCTTCCATTCCCATGAAGAAGTATTTTCTTGCCGTCTATTAATCTTGTGATTGCCATTGGAATTAACTTTTCTGGATATTGATTTGGCCCGTAATTATTTGATGGCCTTACTATAACTACTGGAAGATTGTAAGTTTTATAGTATGATCTTAATAAAAGATCTCCAGATGCTTTACTTGCTGAATAAGGACTGTTAGGTTTTAGTGGGAAATCTTCTAGAGCTTCATTCTTGTAGCTATCCCCATATACTTCGTCAGTACTGATATGAATTATCTTAGGTATGTTTAATTTAATTGACCAATAAACTAAATTATATAGACCTAAAACATCAGTTTCTAGAAATGCCTTTGGATTGTTAATTGACCTATCTACATGGGTCATTGCTGCAAAATTAACTATAACTTCAGGCTTATGAGTAGATAGAATTGGCTTAATTATCTCCTCTTCAATTCCAACCTGATAAAAAATTACTTTGTCTTCATAACCTTTCAGATTATCCAAATTTCCAGCATATGTGAGCTTATCCACAACTATTATGTCTTTATGTCCATTTTTTACTAGAAATTTTATGAAATTACTCCCTATAAACCCAGCTCCACCAGTAACTAAAATTTTCATTATTTGTACCCGAAGTATTTTGTTATAGGTTCTACTTCTCTAAATAATTGTTCAACATTAATATTATTTTTTACAAAGAAACCATCATATAGAGTATCCCAGTGCTTCCATAAGTCTATTTGTCCTTTGTCCAGTGTTTTATATCTTTCTTTTTTACCTTTGTGTCTCATTCTGAAGTGGGGATAATTCATTGATTCTTCGTATTTTATTCCATACCATCTACAAATTTCTTTTGCTTCTTTCTCGATATCTAGAATAACATCTTCCATTTTGACTAACATCATTCTTGTATTAAATCTGCTTTCTGTTAATTTATATAATCCAAACATATAAAATATGTCACCGACACAGCCCATTGGAGAAGCATCGTCAGCATGTCCGTGACCACGATACATCTTGCTCAAAATCATATCTTTTGGATTTCTAATTGGCCATATTATTTTACAATGTTGGTTTGTAGACATTGTTCTACTAAAATCGGACCAACTGGTATAAATCGTGTCACATTTTGTAAGGTAATTCTGCGGATAGATGGTGTCTTTCCTTCTGAAAACAAATTTATCCTCCGAATAGCTAGATGCTAAAAAGTATGAGTTTCCTCGTAGCATTTCAAGAATTAAATTTGTCCCTGAGCGACCGCAACTAAATACTACTATCATTTATTGCTCCTGTAGGTATATATTGGATAGGTATGTATTGAATAACATGATTTTCCCAAGGAGTACCAACAACACGTCTCTCCAATGCCGTAAAATCCGAGTAGAAAATTATTGAAGGAATTTTATAACTCAAAGCTACAAAAGATAATAACCCTTCTGGACCAAAAAATAGACTTGCATTTCTTATAATACTCATTGCTTGTTTAATGCTTGTCTTTCCAATCAAGTTAGTACATTTAGTTAAGTCTTTTCCTAAGTCTTCATAAATTGGACTAGTACCCAAAATAACACACTTTACTTTGTTCATAGTTATCTGATGATTTAACCACTCAAATGGAAGAAACTTAGCATTCCCACCATTAACTTTACCAGAATGAGGTTGTAATATCCAGTAAGGTTTTTCAATATTAATATTACTCTTTATCTTCCAATCTGGAAAGAAATTCATTTTTTGTTCGTGTGTATCCGAAGTTATTTCACAAAGATCCAATCTTGGTTCATCTGTAAATTCTACTAAAATATGGGAATTGAGTGAATATATCTCAGAAATTTTAGGTTGCCAGTAGTAATGTTTAGTGTGATGGAACACTTTGATATTTCCATGTAACATATTGAGTTTACAAGCAATAATATAAGAATCGCCAAGACTGCCCTCAGCTTTGAAACTATATGAGTCCATATTTCCTCAATATTAAGAAATCTTCTTTTAATATCTCAATTCTTCCTTTATTAGCCAATCTAAAACCCATTCCAGCATAATGTATAATGTGAGCTTCAAATCTAGATTTATTCATATTCCACGATTCCGAAAACATACTCATAAAATTCCAAATTGGATCTAATTCAAAAATTTCCAATTTGTATTTACGAATCATATATCCCAGCCATACATCATCGTAGCCCAGCTCGTTCCAGAGTTCATTTTCTGGTTTCTGCTCAAAAATAATCCTACTTTCTCTGGGAAACAGAGCAACTCCAGTATTTATATATCCAGATTTCCACTCAACATCTCCAAATTTCTCCTGAACCATTCTTATTCTATTTCGCCTATCTTGTTGTCTGCTCCCAACATCTTCAAAAATCGTACCAATGCAATCTTTTGGAACTACATCAAATATGTTTGGGCAACCCTTCAATATTAAAATATCTGTATCTAGTGATAAAATCCTATCGTATTCTTCAAACAAATCATACAGTTTAAGTATTCTATAGTGTGAACTCTTATATCCCAAGTTATCAGATAGTATCATAAAATCAGCTTCACATTTATCACTATACTTCCTAATAATAGGATGAGTTATCTCAGCCATTTCATTCTGGCTATCATCTGATCTAGTTACTACCAATCTTTTTTCTAAAGCCATAATGTTTCCTGAAGTCTTTAATATTTGTTAAATTAGTTCTCTCTATCTACTCTTCAATTCTCAAGACTGTCACTAATCCAATTAGTGAAGTTATTCACTTTCTCCTGATAAAAGAGCACTTTGTTTTCACTTTTTTAGTTATAAAAGAATCACACACGAGATTGAATTTTTCACACAGTTCATTAAGGTTGTAAGTTAAATATCTATTTATTTTTTTGTTTCCATCTTCCCAACTAACATCGTCTGCAATGAATATAAATCCATTTGGATTTAACAATTCCAAACATTTGGCTATTGCTTTGGGTTTGTCAGGGAAGGCCAGAAAACTCATAAAGAATGATATTACATCAAATTTCCTATCAAATTCATAATATACAAAGTTACCTCTGTGGTATACTACATTGTCATAATCGAATCTTCTATCTATATCAATTATCACATCTATATTATAAACTATGTCAAAGTATCTTACCAAGATGGAGTTTACTCTCCCATTTCCACTTCCAACATCTAGTATAGAACTTCCTACTTTCCAGTACTCCTTTACTAGATATTCTTTGAAAATCCACTTGTCTATCCATTCTAGAGTTCTGGAACCTTTTATGTCTCCACTCTTTGAATAACTGTATAAACTATAATCAGCCACCTAAGATTTCCTTCTAGGACATTTTGTTCCTTTTCGTATAACTTCCCTTGTATGGACCAGTTCCATCCCTTTTTCCTCTTTTTAAATATCCCATAAAAAATCACTTCTTTAATATATTTTTTAAAGTATCTATTATAAATTCTATATCATCGATTGATATACCATACCATAGAGGTAATCTTATTATATGATCGAATACATATTCAGTATTTGGTAGTTTATATGAGTAAAATTGCTCACCGTATTGAGAAAGATGCAGGGGATAATAATGTGTTGTTGCGTAAATACCATTTTCTCTTAGTTTTTTCAATACTTTATCCCTATTATCAACTAGTAGGTAGAATATATGAGCATTATGTTCCATTCCACGAGAATCTGCTAATCTAATAAGGTCAGTATCAGCCAACTCTGAAAGACCTCTATAGTAGGCAATCCAACTTGCAAATCTATCCTCCGTTATTTTTTCAACTTCACATAACTGGGTAGCTAGAAAAGCCATAGAAATCTCACTAGGTCTAAAGGAAGAACCAATATCTTTCCAACTATATTTATTACTACTGAATGCATAATCTGTACCACATTCCCTTGCTACCTTAATCTTATTAAGTAGTCCATTACTATTAACGAGCAATACCCCACCTTCACCACATGTTATATTCTTGGTAAAATGAAAACTTATTGCTCCCAAATCTCCAATTGACCCTAAATGTTTACCATTTTCAGAATATGAATTTATACACTGAGCTGCATCTTCTATAACATACAAAGAATACTCTTTCGCAAGTTCATTAATAAAATCCATATTGCAGGAGATACCACCATAATGAGTTGGTACTATGGCTTTAGTTTTCTCAGTTATCAAACTCTCAAGTTGTGTCTCATCAACAGAAGATACAAAAGTAAATGATGGGATTATCACCTCATCACCTTGTTTTATATCAATTGCTAATGCAGCTAACTCAAGTGCTGCTGTACACGATGGAACAAAAAAGACATCCTTACAACCAGTTAAATCTCTCAGCATATCCTTACACATGATAGTAAATCTACCATCTGTTTGGACATCTCCAATTCTACATATTGATTTTAAGTTGTCTATAGTCTTATTGGAAATGCTAGGTTTCGTAAATGGTATCATTTTGTAATCCTTTTTGCCAAAGTTAGCATTTTACCAATTATATTATCCCAAGTATAGTCTTTTAAAACTCGTTCTCTACCTGCTAGAGCTATTTTTCCTGCTGTGGTATCATCAATTTTCTTCATTTTATCTATCAAGTCATATTCATCTTTGACATAGATAACTTCTTTTCCGTCTTCAAAAAAGTCATTCAAGGTTCCAGTATTATCATAGTGGAAAGTGGTAACTCCACAAGCTAGACATCTTGGTAATCTATTACTAAAATAACCTTTGTGAATGTTATTAAAAGTATTCATTGAAAGCATAAACTTGGAACTGCTACAAACCTTAGAGAATTCTTCCTCTACTAAATTTAACATTAAATCCTGCATCTTCAAGAGCTTTTTTAAACTTATCTCTTTCTGGAGTTCGTGTACCTAAAAATGAAATATCAGCTTTATATTTATCTTCTGGTTCTACAGGCTTGAATACATCTGGATCTATTCCCTGAACTATATGGTGGCAATTTTTTACTCCTTGAGACCTAAACCATTCGACCATGTCACTTGCTGTACACGATGAGATATCTGAGTTTTTTATATGTTGTATGATTTCTGGGTTGGCAGCCAAGATTGGTTTTGCATCCATAAAGAATAGCCAAGTTTTTGAGTACTTATTACACATAGAAACAATTTCTGGGTCAACTCCGTTGCATTTGCTGAACAATGTTAAGTATGGTTCATATTTTATCATTACATGATGCATAAACTGATTAAAGAACTCCATTCCATAAGTAGTTATTATTGTTCGATAATTAACAGGAATCACAAAGAAGCCATGTTTTGTGAATGATTTAGCCATTGGAACATTCGTGCTTCCTTTTTTAAAGACACCAACTAAACAAATTGATTTATTCATTATTTTTTTACCGTCCACCAATCCCAATTTTTTTGACCAATTCCTGAGAAGAATTCATTAACCGCTCTAATTACACCTTTTTCTCTTGGTTTGTAGTCATGCCCACCAATTAATCCACCAATTCTTACCTTTGGAAGGTATAATTCAATATCTCTATAAACAGCTTCGTAACGATGGTCTCCATCAATATAGACAAAATCTAATGATTCATCTTCTATTTGATTTACTGCATTCCAGGAATAATCAAATATCCATTCTATTCTATCATTAAATTTCTCAAGATTAATTAAGGCTTCATCTTTGGTTTGTTGCATCAGTTCTTGTGATCTAACACTTTTACCATCAGAACTAGGATACTCTTGATATGGATCAATCAGATATAACTTCTTAATATCTAGTTGGGTTAGGATTCCTATGGCATTATAGCCGTGTTCTACGCCAATTTCTGCTCCTATTAAATCTTCCCTTCCTATAAGTTGGTGAATTGCTGGTCTATCTGTTCTTATAATCATAGTATTTAAGACCTCATATTATTGCCAAATGATATAACATCATTCTTGATATATAAGAATTTCCATTCTTACTAAAATTTTCTTGTGCAGATATCAATCTTAAGTTATTAGGATTAGATATTATTTCTACTGGGATATTATTCTCATATCCATCTATAACTGAGTAGATATGATCCAGATGATAAGAATATTTACCTCTTTTTAGATTTAGAGGATTAATATATGATTTATATTTATTATATAATCTATTACTTAGATTGTAGATTGCTTCTTTATAAATATTAAAATTTTCTAAATCATCCTTACTGTAATATTTGATTTTACATTTACCACATCTTTTACCTTGTCGCCAATTATTCCATTGTATAGAATGTATATGTCCATTAGGGCAGATAAACTTAAGTTTTTGAGAAACATTTTTATATTTTTTAGTAAGAAGAGTATAGCCTTCTTTTTCAAATGCTTCTCTGATTTCTTCAATTGTTTTTTTAGCACATTTTTTACACTTGCCACATCTATGTCCCTGTTGCCAATTAGCCCAAGATATTGAATGTTTATGACCATTTGGACAGATATAATCTAATTTTTGATGAGCATTTTTATATTTTTCAGTTAACAAAGTATATCCTTCAGCCTCAAATGCTTCTCTTATTTCTTCTATTGTCTTTTTAACATTTACTGAACAGTAATAACATTTACTACCTTGCTTCCATTCATCCCAACTGATAGCATGTATATGATTATTTGGGCAGATGAATTCCAACTTTTGAGAACAATTCTCATAAGTTTTAGTTAACAAAGTATATCCTTCTTTTTCAAATTGAGATTTTATATATTCATATGAAAGTTTCTTCATGGTCTTTTCTAATAAATTATTAATCTATTGATTCTATGAAATCATAAACGCTTAACCTCATAATTAAAATCTGTTCCTAACATTGTTATCTGTTCATCTATAAATTCCCAATTTTCATTTTCATGGAGACCTATGTTCTTTTCAACTGACCTGAATATATCTCCTTTTGTGATTTTAGTCTCTCTATATTCTGATTTTCTTCTCATAAAGGAAATCTTCATATCAGCTTTTTTGGTTATAAACTCATCTATATACAGACCAAATGGAGGAGCTATTTCATGCAAATTGTATGCTAGACTTTTATTTTTATGCTTTACCCAGTTTGGGTCTTCTATAATTACTATTTGACCATATGGATTCATTAGCTCAACAAATTTTTTCATGGCTAGATATTTATTTATAAAAAGCCTGAACGTAGCAAACATGAAAATTGTGTCAAATTTTCTGTTAAACTCGAATGTCATCACATCAGCTTTGTAACTCACAACGTTATCATATTTGAATTTCTCATCAGTCTCTAGAACCAAATCTATATTATAAATTTCCTCAAAGTAGTCTTTTAATAGTGAATTTACTCTTCCATTTCCACTTCCAACATCAAGAACACTTTCACCTTCATTCCAATATTCGTCTAGTAATGGACTAAATACATATTCTCCCATCCATGTAAGTGTTCTAGTTCCTCTACTAAGGTCTCCTTCATCATTATATTTTCTAACTACAATGTCCATAATGTCTTGAGCTTCTCAATATCGGAGTTAATTATCTTATCAAACTCATTTTCTCCCTTGAATATCCACCAATCATAGGGATTACAATCCAATGATTTGCCAGAATAAATATGATAATCCTTCTTTAAAATCTCATTTACCGCTCGATGAACCTCGCTAAATTCATAATCATGCCCTGCTAGCAGACCACCTTCTCTTACCTTTGGTAAATAGTTTTCTATATCATCTTTCACAAACTCATAACGATGATTGCCATCAATGTACACAAAATCAAGTTCATTCGGAATTTTGTCCACTGCTTCATCAGATGTCATCCTCAGCCAGACTACTTTATCAGAATAATCTGCCAGTATCTTTTTTGCAATTTGGTAGTGAGATTCCTGCTTTTTAAACTGGTCATATGGTTTCCAAGGATCAACTAAGTATAACTTCTTCACATCTAAATTATCTAATATATTCTTGGAGTTATATCCTTCATCTACTCCAATCTCTACACCAACTAAATCCTTCTTCCCTACCAATTGTTGAAGAGCTGGTCTATTGATTACATTAGTTTCTAATTGGCCGAGATGGACAATCCCCTTTGATAACAAATCATTAATGAAACCTTCAATATCTTTCAGAATTGTATATGCATCAATGGCTCGATAGTCATCTACAAATCTGAATGAGACTGGAACTTTGTATCTATTCTCTACTACTGCATGTCTGTACTTCTCATGCCCTATTATGTAAGAATTAGCACCACATAACATGCTAACATGTGTCAATCCCGATTGACTACTAACAGAACAAATGCAACTGTTCAAAAATACCATTATTTGCTCTAATTTATCATCACCATCATAGCTTATCAGGTTTATAATATTCTTACCTTCTTTATTGGCTAGATAAGATCCATCCGGAGTACCACCTAGAACAACTAGGAATTGTTCACTCAACTTATCTACAACTTCATCCCATACGAAATCTGGAACATTTCTGAAAGATGCTCTTGCTCTACCTCGTGGGAATACACAAATTATTGGTAAATCTGATTCTATTTTTTCGGTTTTATACAATACAAAGGTCTGTGGTTTATGATCTATCCAGAAAAAATCACAACCACGTGAAGGCCAGAATTCTATAGCTTTATCTTTGTTGTAATGACTTCTCAAATATTCTATTAGAGAATTATAAACGTCTGGCGGTGTCAACGATCCTGGTGGTGCTGATTTCAGAGGAGATTCAGAACAATCAGTCTCAAGATTTAGTTTATAGAACTCAACTGGCAAATCTGTTATATAATCAGTGAAATCTCGTATAAAAATGTGGAATGGCTTCCTTGCCATTATTAAGAATTTTCTATCTTTATATTTATTATTTCTAAGCCACCTCATAAGTCCCTGAAATCTCTGCAAGAAATGCCCTAATTCTCCAATATGAAAGGATACAAAAACGGGTTCATCTACATAAAGGTTATCCATCTATTACTCCACTTGAGTTATTTTCTTACCTTTTCTAAACAGTTTAATAGGTTTTTCATCATCTTGTGGCTCTTCATAAACTGAACCTTCCCACATTCGCTCAGAATCACTCTGAATATATATTAATTTAAATGATTTAAACATCTTTGCGATTTTCTTTCTCGTCTCTCGATATGGACTAACTAGAGCAATTACTGGAATAACATCGTTGTATTCAAGAATCTTAGCTAACCCTGCTACTCTCAACATCCATCTTTTCCTTCCAGCCTCAGTAAAATCTTTATACTCAAGAACTTCTCTTAATTCATCACCATCAAGAAGAACTGCACTATGACCTTGACTTCTCTTAAACTCACACAGTCTTCTACCAAGAGTTGTCTTTCCACTACCTGGTCTACCCGTTACCAAAAATATTGTCGTCTTTTTGTATCCACCATTCATAGTTCTGTTCCTCTATTTTACCATAATTTACTTCTTTTCCAGAGAGAGCTTTCTGTAAGGCTATTTTAACATCATAGTTATCAAAATTTGATCCAGCTAGAATCCCATATTCTTTAACAAGATTCCAAGAATCTTTGATATTCTTATTCAAGTTTTTCACAGAATCTATATAGGCAAAATTTAATCCTGCTTTTACTTCCTTGAGACTTTTAACATTAATTACTCTTTCATCTTCCATCTTGTATTTAGACTTAAGATAGAGTTTTGATATATCCAAATTTTCCAATACATTATCAATTAACATCAAATCATCAGTTATCAGCAAACCTTCAATCCTAATATGATTATATAAAATACCAAGTGGCAACCTACCTATTTTTCTGATTGTTGACTCTTCCAACTCCATTAATTTTCTAATAAAAAGTTCTACATCATCTAAAATAGTTTTTTCATCTATTGCTCTATAATCTGATAATTTCCTGTTTGCTGTGATAGTTTCTGAATGATTTTCTCTCTCATCAAAATTTCCAATCAAGTAAGTTGGACATCTAGTGAGTATCCCAACATGAGCTAACCCATTATTCATACCTATTGAACAGATTGAATTATTAAGATATCCTATTATCTGTTCTAATTTATCATCTTCATTATATGATACTAGATTTACTATATTTTCATTATCAAGTCTTAAAGAAAGATTAGTATCTAAACTAGAAACAACAAGAATATAATGCTGGCTCAGTATATCTATCACTCTCTGCCAGATAACAGGCGGAATATTGAAACCATTTATGTCATTTCCAGGAAATATACTGATAATTGGTTTATCATGCTCTATTAGATTAGAGACATATTGAGTAAAAATTTGTGGTTTTTTATCTATCCAGAAGGTATCGGAATTTCTAGGAGTCCATATTTCGATAGCTTTATCTCTATTGTAGTAATTTCTGAAATATTTTATTAGTTGAGAATAGATATGAGGAGATGTGAGTTCCTCTCTCTGGTCTAATACTGCTTCATATCCCTTACCTTGAAATCCCATTTTATAGAACTCAACCGGCAAATCTAAAGTAAGATACGAAAAATCAGAGACTAGACAGTGAAATTTAATATTGTATTTTTCAAATTTTAAATATCTTAGATATCCCTGCCATTTCTGGATGAAATAGTATAATGAGCCTATAAAGAATGAAGTTACACAATCATCATCAATATATAATTTTTCCATATTAGTTTTTTCCTGTTATCTTCTCATAAGTCCTGCCACCAACGTAACCACCAACTCCAACAGTTAGGAGTGCCCAAAGCCCACCAGGTAATGTTAACATGGTTGCTTTATCAGTAAACATTGAAAGATACGGGAAAAGAACATAGTTGTTGAAGATGATAGCAATAATCGTGAGCATTAAGAGAGGTCTCCAATTTCTCTGGAGCCAACTACCTTTAGCTTCAGCCAGAATAATATCTACCTGCCCTTTAATGAGTTCAAGATTTTCTTCATGGTCTTGAACTAAAATTTTATCCTTAATTGCAGCCTTGAGTTCATTAGCCTTATCCTTATCTTCAACAAACTTATCAACTATGCCAAGACCTTTATCAAGAATCTTTCCAAGTATTGGAATAAACGTTAAAAATCCCATAATTATCTCCTATAACAAATAAATATATTTACCCTTTTCTCTCTTCCAGACTTGCATTCTTTCTTTTGGTCTGGTATCTACATGGAAACCAATTGGTAATAATTCACCATTCCATTTCCAATCATAGTAGACTCCAATTCCGGTAAAACCTGCCATCATAACAGCATAAAATTGTTCTCTAGGATTTTTATTTGTCTTAAAGTGGAAATCTACTGCCTTACATCCTCTTCTTAACAAATGATAGCTATTATCAGAATGACCATGAACACCATTCATGTCTACGCATCCTCCAATTTGCCAGTGCGTAATTATTGCCCATCCAGTCTCCCCACGAAGCTTATCAAGTAGGAAGAGTGTTCTACCATCTATATTCCTACCACTACCAGCAATAAGTGGATCGTCAAATTCTTCTGGTTTGAAGAATCTGACACATTTCCAGTTTATATTAGACATTAATCATCACTCACTATTTATAATTGACATTATCTTGTCTAATTTTGTCTCAATACGTTGAAGTCTGTATTCCAAATCATTCTTTTGTGGATATTTCTCTGGAAATTCCATTACACATGTTTGAATATTGGTCAACTTCTTATCCATATTCTCTATCAACGTTATTGTAGTACTCATTTCAGTTCTCGTAACATACTTATTTGGCATGTCACGAACTGCTGAAAATACCCAGGCTCCCATTGATAAAAAACTCGCCAATAAAACACCAAGCACTGTCTGCCATACTTTATTACTAAGATTAAGACCAGCCATTATCTAGCCTCCGTTAAGCATAATCCAGCATAGACATAGCACGGGCTTGCCAATAGACTGGCCGGAACAGTATCGGATTTGACACCAACACGAATCTCTTTCAATCTTTCATCAATAACATGCAATTCATCAATATCTTGAGCAGCAGTATACACTGCCGTCTTGATGGATGCAGCACGATCCATTGTGTCAAATTTTCCTTCGATTCTTAATGTGAGATTTCCACTTCTGAGATGGGTAGCTAGGCGAGTTTGTACGACAATGTAATCAGCCTGACAATTCTGCCAACCTGTATCACTATCAGCATTTCCATTGCTGTCATATACAAATCCAGTTGAGGCGACATTATACTTTGTATAGAATAATCGCCCACTTGTGCTAACAATAGACATGTAAGATTCAACTCCTTACTTTATTTTTTATTCAAAACCTGCGGGAGAACGTAGCTCTAACTTTTAGAAATCAATTCCGATGGAGAAATCTTGTGTTAAATGGGGAAAGTGGAGCTACTAGGAAAGTAGCTCCATTAGATTAGATTAATATAGTAAAGGAGAAGCTGCACTGTCTGATTTATACACCCACACATTACCTGTGCTTGACATATACATACTTCCCTTAATAGGTGTTGCTACCAAAGCTGTAGCTTCTGCAACAATACTTGCACTTGTGTTACTATCTCCATAGAAGATATAGCGACTTCCTACAGTGAGATAGGATGTAGCAACTACTTTAGCACCCTGTACAGTATCAGATGCAGTTATATTAGTACCACCAATAGTAGCAAAATTACTTATGGTTTCAGTACCATTTTTACCTTTTAAATTTGAACGCCAGTGTGTATCACCCACTTATAACACACCTCCTCCAACAAGATGAAGGATACAATTATCCTTTTTCTAAGACCCACACTTTAGGTGGTCCACTTCTAACAGTTATAACTTTAAAATTATGGTCTTTAACAAGAGATTCAGCTATACTGAGATTATCAGTTTCTACCTTCTTTTCATTTTTTAGAGCTTCTGCTCCACGTTTACCTAAATCAATCTTTTGTTTTATTGTCTGAGTAACATCTAAAGAAGAGCCAGTTTTGAATCTCCTGATCAAAGACAATAATTCCTTAAGCGTAATATCCTTTTCTTTACATAGTTTCTCAATTGTGTCTTCTTCTGTTAACTCTGGTTTATCATCAAACCTATTATTAACTAACTCGTTTGATGTTATAGAATCTGCTTCTGGTGTACTACCTTCTGGTAATTCCTCAATTTCACCAGATCCATCAATAGTTTTCTGATATTCTTCCATAGTCATTTTATGTGCCATTTTGACATGCTGTGGAAGATTCTTCATTTCTTTACCACAAATTAAACATTCTGCCATTTACTTAGTCCTCCGACTTTTTAAGTATGTCTTTCCCTCTTCCAAGGCCTTTATGAAATCATTAAGATGTCTTTCACCATGTATCAATAAATACCCTTCCAATGATATATAACCTTTAAATAGAACCAATAGAGATACCTTCAATTTTTCCCAGAAACGACTGAGCCAGTTTTCACTAGGAGCTATATAATACATTTTATTATAAAAGCTTAATGTAATCTCATTTAGGTCTTCATCGTAATCAAGCTCTAAAACTACAGTATGGTCATCATCACCACACATACAATGAACTTTATAGAATATGGCTCTATCAAACCTATCAGTTTCACAGACATTATAGTTCATCAACTATATCTCCTATTAAATCAGCATTTGAAGCATCCTCATAACTTATTCCAGTGAATTTACAAAGATCGAGCTTATATCCACACTTTGGACATACCCAATCTACAAATCCACAGGTAGGAGCAAAAGGTACTTCATCATCTATAAATCCACATTTTGGACAACTCATTTCTAATATATAGCGATCACCCATTATATCAATTCAAACCTCTTCTTTTCATCCGAGATCTTCTTAAAATTATCTAGATAAATATCCTTATATTGATCTTCTTTACCATAAGCTTTATTTATATCTTTTATGTAACCTGCCATTCCAGAATGCGATTTGGCATGAGTACCATAGATTGTATCTCCATGTTGCCAAGTAAACAGATCATGCATATCTTCACTAGTACGTGGAACTTCATCATTTAATCGGTATGTAGTTCCAGTATCCTTTTTTTCATAAGGATAAGTAGCTTCTCTATCGGGATAGATTTCATTTATATCTCTCTTCTCACTCCCTGATATTTTTGTTTTTGTTCTTTCTGATAAAGCCATTTAATCACCTTTCAATCATAATACCAAATATGGTATTCATCAAATTCCACTAATGGAAGATATAGTGATGAACTTGACAATGTTTCATAAATCTTCCATTTTCCATTTGGTAATCTTATTTTAAATAGAGCATGATCCAGATTACTTCCTGCTACATCAACAATTAATATTCTGGTATCGTTGGGATAGTTTAAAAGAAATGATTGTAAACTATTTCTTTGAAAGTATCCCAATGATCTATACTATCTGGAGTATAGCTTGAGTATGATTTGCAAGAATTGACAATTTCGTCAACCAATGAAATTGTCCAACCTTCTTTATGGATTCTTTTCTGCCACTGTTCTATTCTATACTTATATGGAATATCTTTATTTGAGTCAGTTAATAATTTTGGAGGCTGAGCTGTAATACAACCACATAGGAAAAGTAAAAGTATTAAACTAGTTATCTTTTTTGATAACATCTTTGTGAATTGCAATCCACCTAGACAAAACTTCAGTACCAAATTTGGTAAGAAGATCTACTGTACTTATTTCATACTCTGTGGTCGGGTTACCTGAGAATTGGCAAATTTCCTGAATTGCCATATCTCTTACAAAGTCTTTAATTTCCATTTGGGACTCCTAATTCGAATTTCATATTACCACAATCCCAAATTCTACAATATCCATTGTTTAACATATTCTGATATTCTGTAAGATTGGGATCAAAATGTTCAAGTTTTTTACTGAGTTCTGACTTCCTGAAATTGAATCTATGTATTCTACCATTTTCAGTTATATACCAATAATTAGGATCAGTGTTGTGTACAAAATTAAAACCTAATCTCTTATAAAGATTACCATCACTCCAGCGTCTATCTGCATAAGAGATTATTTTAATAGGATTGTAATTATTAATGAAATATTTCAATAGTTTGGATGCTATCCCTCTTATAAGATAACTCGTATCGGAGCAAAATCTACTTATCTCATATATTCCATTGATATTTTTCTGCCCTTTAGAGATTGACAACTTTGAAAAAGTCATAACCGATACTAACTCATCATTATAAAAAGCACCTAGTTTCACTGTCGAACCGTTATATCCTTGAAGATGAAACTTATCAACAAAATTTCTAGCTGACTTGGCATCTATTTCTTTTATTCTGCAATCTCTGGCATTCATTTTGATAGCTGTAGATTTGGATAGTATGTTCAATAGATGAGATTTTACCAAATCCTGATTATTCAGCCACTCATCTTCAAATATTGTTATCAATCTGTATCCCACTTCATTGCATTTATTTAGTTTATCAAGGTGGTAGTTTTTATCTTTACCTTTGGATTCCGAATGCCAATACAAACCACAAAACTCAATAGCTGTCTTTTTGCTTGGGATTACTATATCTAATTCGAGTGGTTTAATTAGAGACCTGTCATTGTTTACTATGTCTGAGAAATAAGGTTTCAGGAAATTAAATAGTTCGTGTTCTGGTTTTGAAGTAGAAGGATTACAATTTGGGCATCTTTGACCTGACAAATATATTCTAGTTTTTGTTTACTATTTTTATACTCTTTAGTTAGAAGTTTATAACCTTCAGATTCAAAACTTTTCCTTATTTCCTCAATTGTCTTTCTAGCTAAACCTGAACAATAAGGACACCTATATTTGTTAATATTCCATTCAATCCACGAAGTGAAATGTCTATGTCCATTAGGACAGATATATTCTAACTTTTGTTTATTATTTTTATACTCTTTAGTTAATAAAGTGTAACTTTCTTTTTCAAATGATTGTTTTATCTTATCATATGATATTCTTACTCTGTTTGAACAATAAGCACATCTAATTCCTTTTTGAAAATCGTGTAATCTTACTGAATGTCTGTGTCCATTAGGACATATAAAATCTAGTTTTTGATTAATCCCATTATATTTTTTAGTTAATAAAGTGTATCCTTCTTTTTTAAATATCTCTCTAACCTCGTCTATGGTCTTACTAATTTTGCCTGAACAATAAGGACATCTTCTGCCTTGTTGCCAAGCATCCCAAGATATCTCATGTTTGTGTCCATTTGAGCAAATATATTCTAGTTTTTGTTTATTATTCTTATATTTTTTAGATAAAAGAGTGTATCCTTCCTTCTCAAACTGTGATCTTACATAATCATAAGTGAGTCTTTTCATACTTGTATTATAATCATTATTTTTGATTTGTCAAGTCTTTTTTTGTAATGGGGAGAAATTTTCTCCCCATTACATTATATCAGGTCAAGCAACATTAGGATGATGCTATGTTGTTTGCATACCAGACAGTATTGTTATCACAGAACCATTTAAATTCTGTTTCTACATATTACTATGTAGCTCGGACTATATCTTCATCCCATATACTGGGAGCAGGGCACTCGTGGTGGAATTACTTCCCTCAGCATTCTCTGTTAGGGATCGTCCACTAGTCTCTGAACCTTCAAGAGCATTTCTGCTCAAGCTTGGCTGCTGGTTGTCCATTATGAAATGGAGTTTCCAGCAATTCACCCCGTTGTTTTCTGAATCTCTCGATTCAGGGAGACTTCTATTACAAAATCTCCAATTGGTTACACAACCGCCGAACCTGGTAAACACGCTGGCAAAATAATCCTTAGAAGTTTCATCCTGCCAGAAATCGATAGTAACATCTTCCCTCTGTGTCGCCATCAAACCCATTTTTCTCCTACCGAGAAACCAACCGTCCGTATCGGTCAGATATGCCCATTCGAGTGGTTCAACAATGGCTGCAAGAACGTTAGTAGTATTGTCCGCACTATTGGGAATCAAAGTCGTGTTCAGGATTTCCTGAGCAGTAAACTTCAATGCAGGCGGAATCAATAAAACATCGGGGAGCAAGTCAATGACTTCGCCCCTCTCGTCCCTGTTGTTAGTCGTAGTATAAGTCGTATATACCGTTTTGAGATTAGAATGCGTAAGTGAATTAGATGCTGAATAATTCGAGTATGTATTCCCAACCCTATCTGGATGGTCCGTAGCAAAGAAAGCCTTGCCATCGTAGATCAAATCTCCAGACGAATCAGTAATAACACCAGTGATGGAGTTATCGAATACATCATTACCAGCAGTCATTGCACCATAGTTGAAAAACTTCGCATAAAATTTCTCTTTTGTAATCGGAACCATACGACCCCACGAACCAACTGTGTCTGCCAGAATATTTGCAGGTTTCTGAGCATCCTTGACAGTCTCATATGAAAATCTGACGATTCGCCCGAAGGAACGGTTTTTACACACTATTGTGTAGTTTTCCAGAGGAGCATCAGTTTTGAGATCCTCTCCTTCAGGTTTTTCCAGAAGCTCACCCAAGCCAATAGCTGAGGTGAACTTGGAGTAAGCTGCGTCAGACGGAACCACGTCAAAAAGTTGCTCATGTTTGGGAGGTACTTCTTCATACTTTTCCCAGAACCAAACGTAGGCATCCTTCTTCATGGCCTCGGTAACGTAATTGTTATCATCAAGGAATTTAACCTCGATTTCTTGTAGTCACCTACAAGACCAGACTATATCATCACTTTCGTGTTCGGCGCTCGTGGAATTATTATTTGCTGGTCTGCATCAAATTCTAGTCGTTGAACCTTTCCCATACTTTTATGACCTTTCAGGGACTTGGCTGCTGATTGACTCTACTACCAACTTATTTTTTAAGCCGTCACACTTACCGTTTCCAGTTATGTTGTGGCAAAGTTGGCTTAAGTCGTCCCAGCAATTCACCGAATTTTTCATATCTTCCATATCCTTTAAGGAATCCTCAGTAACGACTACAAAATCAAATCCTTTATCTTTACAATAATCTATTGCAGCAGAATATTTATATTCCATTTCAGAAGTCTTGTATAATTTAAACGAGATAGTCCCAACTTCTACTACCACAGTTTTATTATCAGAACACTTCAATAGAAAATCTGGGATATATGTTCTAGTAATTCCATTATAAGAGTATGGTATTCTAACACACTCATAGTCGTATGAAACAATAAAAGGTAGACTATCTATAATCTTAAAAAATCTCATCTCATAAGAGCTTCTAAAATGAAATTTCTTATTTAACTTATTAGAAATAAAACTACCATATTGATAATTCATCTTATTGTTCATAGTATAATCTGTTATTATCTTACTGAGTTTCTCCTTGGTTTTTCTTATTTCATCATTAGTTCGTCTATTATTTCCCCAAGCTGGATTATTTTCTCCATGCTTATCTTCAATCATAAAAGGAGTGACGACTTTGCCAGAAGCTATCAATCTCTTCCTAGTATTGCTCATCTTTTTTCTTGATTCAAGTGAGTACTTTCTACCTATTTGAGATATCCTACTACTATATTTCATCTTTTTTATTGTAGAATCTGAATGAGTTTTAGCCTCTGGAAACATCTCCTTATATTCCCTAAATGTTATTTTATGGATAGATTCCAAATGAAAATTATTAACTATTCTCATTTCTTTATTACATAATAGACACTTAACCATATTTTTCCTCAAAGATATAGAAAATATGCAACCTATTTACTGCTAATTTTTTATTATTAGCAGGCGAGCAGTTTTCTCTGATTGATTACGATGTACGCCTGCCATACAAGTTACACCTCCTTATTAATTAGCCTGGAGCTTCCCAGGTTTAATTTTCACTTGAACTGTCTTGTTGGTCGTATCTACACCAACAATAGAGAGCGGAGAAGCAGTAATACTTCCACCGATTTTGGCCTTCTGAATAAGTGTATAGGTAGAACCGCTATTAACGATTCCAGCACCACGGCCAACCCAACTTGCAGCCAGGCTTGCATTACCTTCATTAACAGGCAATTCAAAGACATCTTCCAGACCTGAAATGACAAACAATTTGTCAGCTTCAGCGGTAGCAGAGCCTTTCCAGGAACTATAGCCATCTGCATGTTTTGGTGATTCAGCCCATCCGAAGACGACAGCATCACCGGTTGCACACAGAGAAGCATTACCGGCAACAAGTTTCACAAAATGCCCACCACGCTCATGGAAGTACTGGTTAGCAGTAAGCGGAACTTCGATGCCTTTTCCTGGACCTCTGACGTGTCCATAGCGAACCTGTGCCATAAGTGGTTCCCTCCTTGTTCAAGATGGATTAGTCTTTTTGTTCTCTAATCCTCTTCATTTTCTCATCTCTCAGTTGAAGAATCTCAATATAGTCTTCAACTTCAAGACCTCTTTCTTCAGCTTGAGCTATAAGCTCAGGGTCATTGGGATTATACCCTTTGCCCTTTAGTTTCTTCCCTCCAGAAGGCTTTTGAGTTTCTTTATGACCAGTGCCTCCCTTGTTAGCTGAAGATTTCACAAGGTTGGCATTTGTTGGGTCTTTAAGAAACTCTTCTACAGTCTCTATTACATCCAACTCTCCAGTTAGTTTTCCCGTTTTAGGATCAGTAATAAGATTTACAAATTTATCCAAATTATCATCATACTGAAATTTCTCTTTCAGTAGATAATAAATTTGTGTAGGATTATATGCTTCAAACTTAGTAGCAGCTTCTATTAATTCAGCTCTTAATCTAGCCTGTTGTAACCTAGCAATATTAGTATCTTTTTCTTTAAGTTTCTTATTAAACTCTTCTACAACTTTATCCTTTTCAGCCAGTTTAGCTTCCATTTCTTTTCTGAAATTCTCAAGCTGCTTCTCAAAATTTATCTTGACTCGTTCAACTTCAGTTTTCTTCTTTAATTCTTCTTCTTCTTCTTTTGCTCTGTATTCTGAAAGTTGCTCTTCAGTTTCCTTAAGTCTAGATTGAATTTTTTCAAACTCTTCTTTTGATGGTGAATTACTAAGTTGTTTTTCAAATTCTTTTATTTTCTCCTGTAATTTCCTTCGTTCTTTTTTGGTAATATCACGAGCCTCAAATGCTTTCTTGGATTCCTGTTCTAAATATTTAGCTCTCTCTTTCCAATAGTTTATATCATTTTCTTTTTCTTTCTGGATTTCTTCTTTCTTGGTCTCAATTGCTTCTTTCAAATCATCTTCTGATTCAAAATCATCCACATTAATCTCAAGCTTTCCAGCTTCTTCCAATAATTCTTTATTCTCTATACCCATTTATTTAAGCCCTCCGACTTTCTTTTGTTTTCTGGCAACTCCATTACCAGTTACATTGAAGATTTTTCTATTCTGTGGCTAGTTTGCTCTTTCTTCTTTTGCTGTGTAGTTTTATACACATCAGCCAATTGGTCAACGTTAGGATTACCAACTTGACCTTCCGGCTCTGTAGAAGAAACATTGCTTATTTTCCCATCTCCAGCCTCAATTTCCTTCTCTATTGTAGCACGCACGACTGGCGGAGCCAATGGAACTGCCCTTCGTGCAATATTCTTCATTAACTGCTTGTTCAATGTCTCGGAAAAATCAGCACGCATTACTCTGAAGTAAGAATCCAGTTCATCAGACAATGTACCCACATCAAATGTGTCAGGATACTTAACTTCTTCAAAGTCATCTGGGTTCTTTCCAAGCTGGAGATAGGCCAACCTGCTGATATCATTTTCTAATTTCTGATATTTCTTAGCTTTGTCTGCTAGTGCAGAATTGACACCCATAAATCCCATCTGGGCAGCTCTACCCGATTGGGAAACATACAAGTCCTGGCTGGAACCAACCAACCCTGCCATTCTGAATATTTCCTTTATATGATCAACTACCAGATTCCAGATAGTGCTGATATTTCCAACATTTGGAGAAATAAACTGGGGTGGATTTGCAGAATCGGATGGAAATGTCCAGATTGAAGAAGTACCGATTTTGTAGAGTGGATCTCCAGAACCAGTTTCGTCTTCTTCTGCTAACTCTCCATTGTCTGGAACGACAAGTTGAGAAAATGTCTGTCTCTCAATTTGTTCATCAATACATGAGCACCAATTGAGAATTGCTCTATTGATGTACACGATGTCTTTTAACATTGACTCACCAATCTTATCACTATTTATATCTTGATGATAGATGGTTGCGATGGGGATAATTCCCAATTCATTAGTTCCTGAACTGGGACTTCCATCTTCAAATTTTACGATATTACCATCTTCATCCTCAACTCTCCACTCTGTCTTAGTGATTAATTTATAGTGAGTCTCCGTTGATCTTTCAACCGTAGGATCTTCATCTCTGTAATAGGTGCTCTTGATTATCACCCAATTATAGTTCGAGTACGCATCTAGAGACCAGTCAACCAGATCTTGTGGAAAAATTAGACTACAATATGGATATATTTCTTTATCTTCAGCTTTGGTCAGTATTCTACCACCTGCTGGTGGGACATCTACTAGAACATGCATTACTCCATAAATGGAAGATAAAAATCCGACTCTACGAATAAAATCCGTAATGTCAGTATTACGTCTATCAATGTCTCTTCTGAATCTCTCCAAGAGAGGGTCAGCACTACGACCTATTTTTTCCTTAAAAATGTAGAAATTATAAATAGTTGGAATGGTACTGCAAAAATTCAGGAAAAAAGCTCGTTCCAATCTCTCCTCAAAGTCTTCAGACTCCTCTAGACGGTGTGAGAAAAGATTAGAATCATTGATAAAATCATCACCACCAAGCACAGCAGATTGGTAAAGTTCCCAGAGGGGTAGATTCTCTTCAAACAATGGATGTCTTCTTTCTGCTAACTTTATTTTTTTAATTTCTGCCATAATATACTTTTCTCCTAATTGATTGAGATTTTATCTATTATATTAAGATGATTATACTTAATTAAATTGCTAGGTGATAGAGAAGCATTTTTGATATATAAGATTTGCCATGTTTGAAAAGATTTTCTTTTGCAGGAATTAGCTTTAAATTATTAGGATTTGATATTATATCTATTGGAACATTATTCTCGAATCCATCTATTACTGAATAGATATGATCCAGATGGTAGGAGTATCTACCTCTCCTATATCTATTTGGATTGATGTAAGATCTATATTTATTATAAATTTGATTACTTAGATTGCAAATAGCTTCTCTATAATTGCTATACTTTTCTAAGTCTTCTTTAGAATAATACTTTATCCTACACTTACCACATCTATATCCCTGAGACCAATCGGCCCATTTTATTGAGTATCTATGTCCCCGAGGACAAATACATTCCAATTTTTGGAGATTATTCTTATAGATTTTGGTTAATAAAGTATAACCTTCTTTTTCAAATGCTTCTCTAACTTCTTCTATCGTCTTTTTAGCACATTTTGCACAATAAGGACATCTTGTTCCACTTCGCCAGTCGTTCCATGTGATTGAATGCTTATGTCCATTAGAACAAATGTACTCCAACTTTTGTTTATTGTTTTTGTATTCTTCAGTTAGTAGAGTATAACCTTCAGATTCAAAACTTTTCCTTATTTCTTCTATTGTTTTTTTAATCCTATTTGAACAATATGGACATCTATGACCTTGTTGCCAGTGATTCCATATTATTGAATGCTTATGCCCATTAGGACAGACATATTCTAATTTTTGAAAAGCATCTTTGTATTCTTTAGTTAAAAGTGTATATCCTTCCTTTTCAAACTGAGATTTTATAAAATCATAAGTGAGTCTTTTCATACTTATAGTATAATCATTATTTTAAAAATGTCAAGTTTTATTTCCTTTTTCTTCCTTTAGCCTTTCTTTGAGGAGTCTTCTTGACTATTTTTCTAGTAGTCTGAATAGTAGTTTTAGCTTGTTCTTCTATCTTTTTAATCTCTTTTAAGGCAGCCTTTTTTCTAGTCTTGGAATTCTCAATCTCAACAGCTCGAAGCAAAGTTCTCGCATCTTCTTCGGCTTGCCACTTCTTTTCACTAGCGGTTAGTCTTGCCATAATTAAATCTCCTTGGTCAGTCTATACAATCTCCTAAACTTCGGCTTCTTTGCAATTTCAAAACTCATAACTAATGAATCAATAGCATCATCATGGCTAAACTTCCCAGACTCCTCTCCAGTAAATGTAGTAATCTGTTCAATTGCCATTGAATATTGCTGAGACTGTCTTTCTTTATTCAAATCAAAAACGATAGTCCCGTCAGTCAAATGCGGAATTATCCCTTCAAACCGCATCTTCTTATCAGAATAATTTTTTATTTCTTGAATTGGGACATAAAAGCCAAGTTCTCTTGATTTCTTTCTTAAAGCGTCAGCCACCACAAGTTGAAAGGCATTCACTTCAACAGCAAAACGCATATATTTATATTTCTGATGGAGAGCCAGTATTGCATTTATTTGGTCATCTACACTAGCTCTCTTAAGAAAAAAATCAACTACAAATACAAATCCTGTCTTTGGATCTCTAGCAAGAGTGCAAATACAGGAATAATCTCCACCCTTCTTACCTAGGCTTGGATCTAAAGCCCCGAAATACCTTGCATTTTTGAGGATGCCTTGTATCTTCTCATTCCTTCTAAAATCTTCAAAATGCAGTTGATCTCTTGTAACCAAAATCTTTGTTGGATCATACGGGTTGTTCTGCTTCTCACTCGCAAAAGCACTTGGAGACATATATTTCCATATCATTAAATCATAGTATGGATCGGTATAGTGAAGCCCACTCATCCCACAGTGGAGAATCCGAAAATTGCTCTACTGCTGAAAACCTGACACTAGTCCATTCTGGATACTGAGAAGGGTCAGTCAGAGCATGAAGAAGGGAATCTTTACCCAAAATAGTACCAACTACAATGAAATCTGTGCTAGTACCTTCTTCACCACCTGCAAACATTAAGTCTTTGTCAAACCATTGGTATCTTATGAATTCTCTAGTAGTAGGAGAGCGAATCATATCACCGTTTTCAAGATCGTCACCGATCAAGAGATCAGGTCTGTAAACTCCAAATTTACGACCCCTTATCTTACTACCAGTTCCAAGAGCTAAGACTTTCACACCATTTTTTGTTACAATTTCATCCAATCGCCAGGTTGGACCTTTTCCACAGACA